ACAATTCAATTTAGGAGAAATAATGTCAGAGTTTATCAAAGCTCAGCACGAACTCCGCGCAAACTTGACCATGCAAATTCGCGAGGTCATCGACTCGGCAGAGGCCGAGAGTCGCGGACTAGATTCAGAGGAACTATCGAAGATCGACCGCATTGAGGCCGACATTCGTAAGGCCGACGAGTCAATCGCAGTAGCAACCCGCGCAGAAGACCGCAAGGTAGAAGCTTCCGTAGCCGCTAAGGGATTCATTCCGTCGGTTTCCGAGGAGCGTTCCGCCGGCGACATCTTTCGCGCACTAGCACGAGGCGAAGCACGCGAGCACGAGTTCGCAAAGCGCGCTGCTCTAGTGTCATCTGCTAACACCGTTCCAAAGTCGTTCTATGACGAGGTGTTCGATGTTGCACGTCTAGCTGGCCCAATGTTGGAAACTTCTGAAATCATTCAGACCACTTCTGGCGAGCAGCTAACCATTCCAACCCTGACCGCATACTCGACCGCTGCACAAACCGCAGAAGGTTCTGCGATCGCGGCTTCGGAGCCTACTTACGCTTCAATCACTTTGAACGCTTACAAGTATGGTTTCCTAATCCAGGCTGCAAACGAGCTAGTAACCGACGCAGGTTTCGACCTAGCAAGCCACTTGGCTCGCCAAGCAGGTAACGCGATTGGTTTCGCTGTGAACTCAGCGCTAACCACCGGAACTGGAACCGTCCAGCCTCTAGGTATCTCAACTGCAGCTGGAACCGGTGTAACCGGTGGAACCGGTGTATCGGGTGCTTTCACCGCCGACAACCTAATCGACCTTGCCTACTCGGTAAACGGTGCGGTTCGTCGTCTACCTTCCGCCGCGTTTATGGCGAACGGTCAGTCGATCGGTGCTATGCGTAAGCTAAAGGACACCGCTGGCAACTACCTATACCAGGTTGGTATCGGCTACCCAGACACTTTCGCTGGCTTCCGCGTCGTGGAGAACCCACACGTTGCAGCTATCGGAACCGGTGCAAAGTCCGTTCTGTTCGGTGACCTAGAGTCCTACAAGGTTCGCCTAGCAGGTGGACTACAGGTAGCTTCTTCACAGGACTACGCGTTCAACACCGACCTAACCACTTGGAGATTCTTGATCCGTCTTGACGGTAACTTGACTCACCAGGCACACATCACATCATTCAAGGGCGCAGCCAGCTAAACCCTTGTAACAAACTGATAGGCCCCGCGTTGTAGGTTACGCGGGGTCTATCTTTTTTTTGATAGGCTTTCACCATGACAACCTACGCTGCTCTCTCGATAGCAAGTAACTCCCCAGGCTCTCCCACGGGCTACGGCGTTCAAGGACTACTTCTAGCCGAACGCCTAAAGCGTGACGGTTACGACGTGGCCGCCCTATCTAACTTTGGATTAGAGGGAAACATCTCAACCCTTGAAACCAAACACGGCCCGATCGCGCATTACCCGCGTGGCTATACCTTGTATTCCGGCGACGTTCTGGAAACCCATCACAAACACTTCCTAGCGGGACGTGAAATTCCTAACGCTATCCTTACGCTTTACGACGCTTGGGTATACCTGGACGTGCCAGAACTAGAAGACCTAAAGTTCTGGTCGTGGACTCCCGTAGACCACCTATCCGTCCCGCCGAAGGTTGCAGCTTGGGCTAAGCGACCGAACGTAAAAACTATTGCCATGTCACCATTTGGACAAAGGCAGTTTGAAGCTATCGGCGTAGACTCAACTTACATTCCCCACGCAGTCGATACTTCCGTCTACAAGCCGACCGACAACATCGACGGCTATTCGCTAAAGCAATACATGGGCGTAGGAGAAGACGACTTTATCGTTGGTATGGTTGCGGCCAACAAAGCAAATGGTTCAATTCATCGTAAGGCTTACGCCGAGAACCTATTAGCTTTCGCGATGTTCAGACAGAAGCACCCGAACGCCTACCTATACATTCACGCCGAGCCGTCCAGGGTCTTTGGTGGATTCCACTTGGCTACCCTTATGAAGTCCGTTGGCTTACCAGAAGACGCAGTTTTATTCCCCGATCCGCACAAACTTCGCTACGGATACTCCACCGAGGAAATGGCAGGGCTTTATTCCGCGATGGACGTTCTACTACACGCTTCCTACGGCGAAGGCTTTGGCGTTCCGGCAATCGAAGCGCAAGCTTGCGGAACTCGCGTAATCGGTAGCAACTGGGCAGCGACCCCAGACCTACTAGGTGAAGATTCTTGGTTAGTAGACGGGCAACCGTTCTGGGACGAAGCGCAATCTACCTTCTTCCAGATTCCTCTAATACCTTCGCTTGTAATGGCACTTGAACAGGCATACGAAGCCCCTAGAGGGGTTTCTACGGCAAGCGTGGAATTCGCTAAGCAATTCGAAGTCGAAACCGTCTACGAGCAATACTGGAAGCCCTTCCTAGCCGAGAACCTATGAAGCTAATAGTTCCGGTTCTAAACCGCTACGACCTTCTGCAACGAATGGTTAGTTCTATCGACTATCCACTAGAGCTTCTAATTCTTGATAACGGCGACGCACTAAAGACTTTGCAAGTTCCGCCGTGGGTGGAAGCTAGAGTCTTGCACTTGCCTACTAATCAAGGAGTAGCTGGAAGCTGGAATCTGGGTATTAAGTTGCTACCGTTTGAACCAGTCTGGTTCTTTAGTTCGGCAGATACCGAATACAAACCAGGCTCGCTTGCTAACTTGGCGAAAGCAAAGCCAAACGAAATAACACTTTGCAAGTCTTTCCCGTATTGGCAGACATTTGCAATCGGAGAAGTAGTCGTTAGGCAGATAGGACTATTCGACGAAAACCTATTCCCAATTTACTTCGAGGACAACGACTACACGAAGCGGGCCAACCTTGCCGGTATCCCGATAACCTACGCCCACGTAGACGTTCACCATGACAATAGCTCGACGATCGCAAGCGACGCTAACTATGCACGGGAAAACACTAGGACTTATGCAAATAACCAAGACTATTTTGAAGCCAAGAACGACGGCCTATGGAATTGGTCGCTAGATCGAAGAAGGAATAACTATTGGCAAAAGTAATCATTACGGGCGTAGCAGGATTCTTAGGCTCACACCTGGCAGATAGATTCCTAAAAGAAGGCTGGGCAGTTGTAGGTGTTGATTCTTTTATCGGCGGTTACATGGACAACATTCCAGACGGGATTACGTTTGCCGAACTAGACCTAGTTACCGACACTAAGTTACTAGGTAAAATTACCGAAGGCGCAGACCTATTTATTCATGCTGCTTGCACCGCTTACGAAGGGCTATCGGTATTCTCGCCTAGCTTGGTAGTTGCCAATACCGCACAAGCGACAACTAATTGCCTAGTGGCAGCGGTGAACGCGAAGGTAAATAAGTTCGTGTATCTTTCGTCTATGGCTCGCTACGGCGATCACGATGGACAGCTATTCACCGAAGACATGGAAACCAAACCGCAAGACCCTTACGGTATTGCAAAGGTAGCCAGCGAACAGCTAGTAAAGAACATCTGCGATACCCAGGGACTCGACTGGGTTATCTTGGTTCCGCATAACATTATCGGCCCACGCCAGAAGTTCGACGATCCGTTCCGCAACGTAGCTTCGATTATGACTAACCGAATTTTGCAGGGCAAGCAACCAATTATCTATGGCGACGGAACGCAACAACGTTGCTTTAGCTTCGTGCAGGACGTAGTAGAACCATTGTTCACCGCTTGTCAGAAGCCCGAAGCCGTTAGGCAAGTAATAAACGTAGGCCCAGACGAAGAACCAATTTCGATAAACCAACTAGCCGAAACTTTGGCGGACATTATCGGCTTCGAGCTAGACCCTATCTACATCACCGGCAGACCGCAGGAAGTAAAAATCGCCTTATGCTCATCGGACAAGGCGCGCGACTTACTCGGCTATCAGACGGGGACGAATCTACGCAACGGCCTACAAGAGCTAGTCGATTACATCGTGGACAAAGGGCCACGGGAATTTGACTACCACTTACCAATCGAGATAGAGAACGATAAGACCCCTACGACTTGGAAGCAAAAACTTATCTAGCGTTAGAATAGACGTATGGCTATCACTAATGGGTATTGCACACTAACGCAAGTCAAAGCGGGACTCCGCATAACGGATTCCGTAGACGACACTTTGCTAGAGATGGCCGTAGAGTCCGCTTCCCGTGCGATAGATTCTTACTGCAACCGTGTCTTCTACTCGACTGGAACCGCAGT